CGATACTTATCACAAGTACAGATATAGCATAGCACTCATGCCTAGACAGAGTGGTAAGACAACAAGTGCCGCTGGATATCTGTTGTGGTATGCGATGTTTGTCCCTGACTCAACTATTCTGATTGCCGCACACAAATATGCAGGTGCGCAAGAAATCATGCAACGCATACGATATGCTTATGAAGCATGTCCTATGCATATCAAAGCAGGTGTAGCGACATACAACAAAGGATCACTATTCTTTGATAATGGTAGCCGTATCGTATCAGCCACGACAACTGAAAATACTGGTCGTGGTATGTCTATCTCATTGTTATATCTTGACGAGTTCGCATTCGTAAGACCAACAATCGCAGAACAGTTCTGGACTTCTATCACACCGACTCTAGCGACTGGTGGTAAGGCTATCATTACAAGTACCCCAAACAGTGACGAAGATCAGTTCGCATTGATATGGAAAGGTGCTAACAAGACAGAAGATGAGTTCGGCAACAAGACAGATGTAGGTGTAAACGGATTCAAATCATATAGATCATATTGGAACGAACAGCCCGGGCGTGATGAGGCGTGGGCCGAACAGATGAAGAGTCAGTTAGGTATTGATCGTTTCAACCGAGAGATCGGTTGTGAGTTTATTATCGCAGATGAGACATTGATCAATCCTAATACACTCATACAACTTGAAGGTGTGGAACCATTAAGTCGTATGGGACAAGTACGTTGGTACAAGAAGCCTACCAAAGGTAACATCTATGTTGTAGGATTAGATCCAAGTCTTGGTACTGGTGGTGACCCTGCTGCCATACAGATTTTTGAAGCGAACACTACTACACAGATAGGTGAGTGGAAACACAATAAGACAGAGATTCCGCAACAGATTAAACTATTAGCAGAAATCAACAAGTATATCGTAGAATGTACAGGTGAGCCTAACAACCTATACTACAGTTTGGAAAACAACAGCATAGGCGAAGCGGCATTGATATCATTAAACGAGTTCGGGGAAACCAATGTCCCGGGTATATTCTTCAGCGAATACGGTAAAAAGCGCAGGGGATTCAATACCACTCAGAAAGTCAAACTGACTGCTTGTGCCAAATTTAAGACCTTATTAGAGTCTAAAAAGATGAAAATATACAGTCGCCCATTGATAAGTGAACTAAAAACGTTTGTGGCACTAGGCGGCAGTTATGCTGCCAAAGTGGGGGAAAATGATGATCTTGTCATGGCCTCACTATTGATAGTTAGAATGCTACAGCAATTACAAGAATTCCATCAAGATATCGAAGGCCATATGCGTGACCATGAGGAATTCGTGCAACCGTTGCCCTTTTTTGCTGTCATAAGTTAAACTAGAAGACTAAATATACATATGCCAGTTAATTACGATACACTAAACAGAGAATTACACGATGTCTTGCGAAGCAGGGGTTATGACCCCATAAGCCTAGATAGCAAGGGCGATCCTACAGATGATATAGAAGAATCAGATGTTTTTAGATTTACGGTTACCGGTGAAGATGGTGAAAAGATCAATGCATGGGCTACAGTAGAGGGTAACAATCTAGTATTGTATATAGATGACAAGTTTACAGAACACAAAGACTTTGAGACATTTGCGCATTTTTTAAAACGCTGGTCACAACGTAAATTATTAGGATTTGATGTTTCCAATAAAGATAGATTATTAGGGGACATGAAAAAGAGGACTGTTATGAACAAAAAAGAAAATATGTTAGAGGGCTATCACCCAATGGGTAAGAAAGCAAGTTACAGCGATAACGTGCCAGAAGTAAAAATCATATTACAACACACGCGCCAGATTGAAGAAGGTGAACAGCGTTTCCGTAACATCGCTAAGATTTTCGTTGAGAATCTAGAAGGTGAGCGTTTCCTACTACCAACTAACCGTCCTGGATTAGCAAGAGTATATGCACGCCATATCGCAGAAGGCGGCACTCCTTATGATGACAAAGGTCGTCATATCACTACATTAGTAGAAGAATATTCACAGATGGCAGGATTTGTTCGTGCCACACGTAATGGACAGTTCAATGAATCAGCATTGGCATTAGTCAATGAAGGATTAAATCATTACAACACACTACGTATGACATTGCAGGGCATGGCAAGTCATCGTGGTTACAACAAGTATTTTGAAAGTTATACACCTGTACTCAATGAAGAATCAGACGATGATATTTCATTGAACGAATTGTTTGTGCAAGAGACATTAGATCCACGTATTGAAAGCGTGATGCCTATACTAAAAAGACTGTCAAAAAATGTCACAGAGATGACAGTCGTTAAAGAGTTAGACGAATGGGCAGAATCAATTACCGAAGTAGAAGATGAAACCACAAAAACATTGGCAGTACCTGCCGATGAAATGTTAGAAGGAGATTTACCAGCATATCATTCTGGTATACATGTCGCAAGATATCCTAGCGGTAGAAAGCCGGACGTAAAAGTAAAAGCAGGTAGCCCAGTAGAAGCGGCAACAAAAGCAGCAAAACATTGGGGTGTAAAAAGACACAATGTTGCTACATATGGTATAGTGAAAGGTGAAGAAAATCATCCTAGAGTAAAAGACCTTGAAATGATTGATGAAGCACCGGGTGCAGAAACATTAGCACACAATGATGATACTGAAGAAAAAAATCTTAAAGCATTTGGTTTAGCAGAAGATAGGGACGATCCAGTAGCCGGCGCAATCACTCGCAGAATACTAATGCAACGCCAAGATTTGTTACAGAAGTTCGGCCCTGTTAAAGTTATGTATGCTATTGACGATGTAGCAAATGGTGTTGGTGACGTTGACGAAATTGGTTCAAGTGATGTTAGTGGTTGGGTCAGACAAGTTGAACAATCATTAGGTGGTGTTGATGAAGGCGTAGTTGATACACTTAAAAAGGTCGGCAAGAAAGTTGCTGACTACATAGCACCCGGCGATGAAGAGTTACTAAAAGACTTACAAAAGAAAGCCGGTATCCCAAAACACGCACAACATGGTAAGCCAAGAATGGCTGTACCAAAAGATGAAGTTAGTGAAGCAGATATGGATGAAGGCATTGTTGGTAATATGATTAACAAGGCTAAAGGTATGTTCAAGAAACCGGCAACTGCACCGGCAGCACCTGCGGCGGCTCCAGTAGCGGCAAAGGCAGCACCGGGAATGGTGAAAAAGGGCGGCACAATGGATATGACTAAAAAGGTTGTAGCCCCGGCAGCAAAGCCAGCGGCACCGGCCGCAGGTGATCCTGTAGATTTTTCTCCTCAAGAAATTGCACAAATGAATAAAGACCTTGTTGCAATGGATCCTAAATCATTGGCGCAAGCTGCCGCAAGAACAGACTTGGGTCCAACAGTTACGGCCGCAGTTAAAGCCGAAGTAGCAAGAAGAAAAACAGCACCCGCAGTAGCAGAAGATTTAGATGCTGACCAAAAGCGTGTAGGTCAATTAGGCCCAACTGAAAAAGTAGGACCAAAAGGCGCTGTAGGTAAATTAGTTGGTACAAGCGAAAGTCGTGAGTTTGAAGATATCAAACGTTTGGCTGGCTTGAAGTAATTCACCCAATACTCAATAAATTAATATATTTTACTCTTCAATAGGGTATAAGTATTATTGACACACGATGACGTTAGTGTATAATGTCATCATGTGTTAGTTGTCTCCGACAACAAAACATAAAACACATTTAGGCTCAAATTAGGCATTTTTTAAAGGAGAAACAAAATGGCAAGTCTAGCAGATATCCGTGCCCGTCTCGCGGCACAAGAAAGTAAGAAAACAGGTCAGGGTCAACGCACCCAATCAGATAACGCAATCTACCCACACTGGAACATGGAAGAAGGTACAACTGCTACTATTCGCTTCCTTCCAGACGCAAACAACAGCAACACATTTTTCTGGGTAGAACGTCAGATCATCAAGTTGCCTTTCAATGGCGTGAAGGGTGATCCAAATGCAAAGCAAGTTATCGTTCAAGTCCCATGCGTAGAAATGTATGGAGACAACTGCCCGATCTTGGCAGAAGTTCGTCCTTGGTATAAAGACGATACTCTCAAAGAAATGGCAAACAAGTATTGGAAGAAGCGTAGTTATCTGTTTCAAGGTTTTGTTCGTCAGAACCCAATCGGCAATGATGCGACTCCTGCGAATCCGATTCGTAGATTCGTTATCAGCCCACAAATTTTTACTATCATCAAGTCAAGTTTGATGGATCCAGATATGGAAAACATCCCAACTGATTTCTTGAATGGTACTGATTTCAACGTTAAGAAGACCAGCAAGGGTGGTTATGCTGATTACTCTACTAGCAACTGGGCTCGCAAAGAGACTCCGTTGACTGAAGCAGAGCAGGCTGCTATCGAAGCACATGGTCTTTTCAATCTTGCAGACTTCTTACCCAAGAAGCCTAGCGAAAGCGAACTGCGTGTCATCAAAGAAATGTTTGAGGCTTCAGTAGATGGTAAGCCTTATGACAATGACAAGTGGGGCGCATACTATCGTCCATATGGTCTTGAGGCTCCGGCTGGTGTTGCTAGCGCAGAACCTCATGTTACTGAGACTACTACATTGAGTGTTTCTGCCAAGAAGCCAGTAGTTCAGGAAGATGAACCAGAAGAGAATAGTGATCCAGTAGTAGTTCCTAAGAGTACTTCTAGCGACAAGGCACAAGACATTTTAGCGATGATCCGTAGCCGTCAACAGAAGGGTTAATTTGAAATGGGGAGGGTAACTCCTCCCCATTCTTTCTTTTCATAGGAGACCTACCATGACACTACCAGACGAAAGATTCCGCGCACTAAAGCAAGGAAAGAAATTACTAGAAGAATTATGCGATCCGGGCAAGACGCCTAGGGTGCCGAGCATCGTCCGTGACCGTGCCCGTGGTGCATTAAGACATTTTCCAAATGACTATGAACTTGATCGTATCGCAGACAGTTGTCCAGAAATGCTTGACAAAATCGCATTTAATGATAGACTATCAAAGAGATTATGAGGATTACTAAAATGGCAAAAACAATTAAAATCAATGAAATTAAAATCAATGAGAGTTTTTCTCTCAATTATAGCAGCCGCGAAGCAGATAGCGGTGATACAGTCATGGACTGTAATATCAATTTTGATAACCCCAAAGACAACAATGTTGTTGTCACACGTTTGAATACTTGGCTCAAGTCTATCAATTGTGAAGATATTGTTGTTACGTTGAAGGGTAGTAAGTAATATGGCAAAACCATTCGATGTTAGCAAATTTCGTAAAGATATTACCAAAAGTATTGAAGGTCTCAGTATTGGTTTCAATGATCCTACTGATTGGGTCAGTACCGGTAACCACGCTCTCAATTATCTTATTAGCGGAGACTTTAACAAGGGAGTCCCACTAGGTAAGGTAACTGTATTTGCCGGCGAATCAGGCTCAGGCAAATCATACATTTGTTCAGGCAACTTAGTTCGTCATGCACAACAACAAGGTATCTTTGTTGTATTGGTCGATACTGAGAATGCACTAGATGAAGATTGGTTGAAGGCACTTGGTGTCGATACTGATGAAAGCAAGTTGCTTAAACTTAACATGGCAATGATTGATGATGTTGCTAAAACTATCAGCGAGTTTATGAAGAGTTACAAGACTCTTCCGCAAGACGATAAGCCGAAAGTTCTATTCATCATTGACAGTCTTGGCATGTTGCTGACTCCAACTGATGTCAATCAGTTTGAAGCAGGCGATATGAAGGGTGACATGGGTCGCAAGCCTAAGGCATTAACTAGTCTTGTTCGTAACTGTGTAAACATGTTTGGTAGTCATAATGTAGGATTAGTTGCGACTAATCACACTTATGCTTCACAAGATATGTTTGACCCTGATGACAAGATCAGTGGTGGACAAGGCTTCATCTATGCAAGTTCAATCGTAGTTGCTATGAAGAAATTGAAACTTAAAGAAGATGAAGATGGCAACAAGATTAGCGAAGTGCGTGGTATTCGTAGTGCCTGTAAGGTAATGAAAACACGTTACGCAAAGCCATTTGAAAGTGTTCAAGTCAAGATTCCTTATGAGACTGGCATGAACCCATATAGCGGTTTGCTTGATTTGTTTGAGAAGGCTAACTTGCTTACTAAAGAAGGCAATCGACTGAGTTATACAACTAATGACGGCGAGATTATTAAATTCTTCCGCAAGGGTTGGGAATCAAATGAAAATGGTTGCCTAGACAAAGTAATGTTAGAATATGAAAACAAACAAACAACGATAAGTAATACAAATTCTGAAACGGAGGAATAACAGGATGAGTATTACTGTAATAGCCGAGTTATGGCGCGCTTTAAAAATAGAGATTGATGAAAACAATCTTTCAGATGCAGCCGAGTCTTTGATTAATGTCTTAGTAGAAAACGATTACGATTCAGCAGAGATCAAAGAAGCATTCCGTAGAGAACCTGCGGTAATAGAAGCGTTGCGTGAATATAGTTCTCAGTATGACGAAGAAGAAGAATATGAAGAGTACGAAGAGGATGAAGATACCGAAGACGATGAATGGTGATAGATGAATTGGTACACCAGAATCACTAGTGATCTAAGTCAGATTCCAGATTTCATAACACACTATGAATCAGAACTAGAGCAAGCAAGGTATGATTGCCGGGTAAATGGAAAAGTTGAAAAGAACATTTCTAATTTACCCGGAATCACCGAACAACGATTTAACCAACTACAAGAGATAGAAGCAGTATTAAACTATCTCAATATCCAATTACGCAAACTACGCAGGAAATATTTCCAAAAGTACTTAGAAGGGTACAATAGAGCCTTGACAAGTCGTGATGCAGAGAAGTATACTGATGGTGAAGATGAAGTAATTGATTTCGAAGTATTGATCAACGAAGTTGCATTACTGAGAAATAAATGGCTTGGTATCTTGAAAGGTCTTGATAGCAAGCAGTGGCAATTGGGCCACATCGTTCGGCTACGAACAGCCGGCATGGAAGATATAACGGTGAGTTGATGACTACTAGCAATGTTATTACACAGATTCAGAGACGCAAACTCGGACCTACATTGGATGAGATATTGACATCATGGAACGGAGAAAAGCAAGATACCATCAAGGAATTTCCAGAAGATGTATTGGTTATCAGTTGTTGCATACAAAGACTAGCCCAAAATGAGTCGGTGACGCGGGCACCCGTCATACAGCGTTATAGCAGAAGCCTAGATAATCCTGAACTAAAGGATTTAGTCACTGACCTTGATGTTCAGAAAGCGGCAAACATTCGTGAATATTACAAGAACAAGTTGATCATGCTCACACTCCGCGATTATAAGTTGACTAAGTTCAGGAACGATTTGAACAAGTTCTTGTATAGCGATCCAACTAAGGTATTAGATAGTCACTTTGGTCTTATCTACAAACTTCCTTATTTCTTTGACTATGACAAGGAGTTCGATGACATCTTTCAATCTAGTTATTTTAAGAACAATAAGCAAGATGACATGAATCAATTGAACATCCGTAATCTTACTTTTGTCAAAAAGATTGAAAACCACCGTAAACACACTCATAGCGTAGAATATTGGTTCACAGATAAACTAAATAAAGTTATGTTAGACTTTCCTATTAGCAATCCGTTATTGAGTCTACTAGACGAAAAGATCAATAAAGGTTCTTTGCGCATCACTAGCAAATATGTTAGGAGACGTAAAGACCTAAACGAATTTTTCGTATGTGCTGATAAATGGGTGTTCGCGTGAGCGAGAAAACAACATCATTATTATTGGCTTTCCTATACACAAAACAAAATAAAATTTTTGGCAATATTCAGACCTCCAGACATGAAGGTCTTTTGCCATATATCTGTGTGACATTCAACTATTCAGGCAATGATGTGGTCGTGCAGATATACAATGATAATTTCATCAAGATAAAAGTAGATAGTTATTCATGGAATATGTGCGACAGTATCAGAACGTTGCGAGATTCCATATACAAACTAGAATACTATAACTACAGACATTGACCAAAATCATTAAACCGACAGGTAACGTAAGTCATTGATTTATAAAGCCTTTTTTGTTGCTAAAATACAACAGAAAAAGGCTTGACTTTGGGTGCCATTGGGCATATAATTAGTACATAGAGTTGAGAAAAGGAACTGAAATGTCTGCACTAGTTGAATACACCCTCGAAATCTACAAGACTGACAAGCGTACCAAAGAAGGTAAGCGTCTCGTGGTGAAGCAAGATTTTGCACCGAGTACTAAGGACTATATTAATACCGTTGCTGACAGCAAGCGTAAGTTGGGCTTCATCGTTGAAGTGTTTGAGACTTTCATCACCCGCAAGAACATGATGAGTGGTAAGGAGTTTCAGGAGCGTTATGATACGCCCTACTATTGCTCTCCTTCTAGCGAATCTTACTGGAGCATGTAATCATGAACTTTGGTACTAACATCAACAAGCGTCATGGCGGACCTTATGATCGTGGTAGTGCTGATGCCTACTATCAGCGACCTTTCAAGCCCCACTATTACAAGGGCGATACAGGTTCCAGCGAGTTGGTCACTGAAGATGATATGACCGATACTGAAATCTTAGAGTACAACACTGGCTTTATTGAACAAGTCGCCTCAGGCGAATTTAAGGAGTGGTAACATGGGTTATCGTATACTGAACGAAATGGAACGTAAGTTCCAACCTAGAAAAGGGCTAGAAGGTCCTTTTCATTATCCTAGCGGTCGTGTATTATATTACGATGCTAAGGCAGGTGAGTACTGGGATCCAACTACGGATTTTTATGTTCCAAGCGATGAGGTCTCTAGGTTGCAAAATCAAATTTTCGATAAGGTGAGGATGTAACATGGGATTCTTTAGTTGGCAATGTGCCAAATCTGAAAAGCCGGTCATGGCAGAAGTTGCGGTGCGAGGTAGCAATTGGGAATTTGCTAGCGATGTTGTCGTCTTATTTAAAAACGGTGATCGCATCACAGGTACCTATGATGGTTATGGGCGAGTCAACGGATTTGAGTTGGTTGATCTTCCTGAAGATCGATGGCGTATGGTGATTGAAAAATATTACAATAACGAAACATTTGACAAACTGCCTCAAAACAAGTATGATAGAGGTCAAGGTTTCTTTTATAATGATGATGAGTTAGAAGAAATTTTCAAGGAGAATGTTCATGGCTAAGTTGAATACTGCTACTGCTAAAAAGAGGACCAAAGTAAAAATGTCAAATTTTAAACTGACTACCCCAAAGGGTATTGCTATTAACATTTCTAAAATCTACAATCCTGTAGACCCTAAGAACATGGTAAAGCGTAAGCCTAAAAAGATCACTGATCTTATTGATTTGGCCGAGCAGAATCCAAAAGTCATGAGTGCTATCAATCAACTTATTGCACAAGGTGTGCAATTTAGTGTCAATGATTTTGGCGTATCAGGATATACGAAACTTAAAGATTTTCTGTTTGATGAGATCGCCCAACGAGATTTGGTTATGACGCATATCTCTGGCACTCTCCCTGTCTTTACTCCTACACTAACAAGTCCTGCTTTTGTGGCAGATGTTAACGGAGACAAGTATAATTATGATACGCAACATGGTCTTACTATGTTCGCATTGTTGTGCAAACATGGTCGTATCAAAGAAGTTAAGCCTGATGATTACTTGAATGCGCAGTATGCATCATATACTATTCCCAACGCAAGTGCAGGCTTGCCAGCATATAGTGCGATGACTAGAAACGGCTTGGGTCAAGTAAAGTGGTCTAGTCTAGACCATCACAAAACTAAAGTTGGATTGGCTCGACAATACCCACAGCATTATGGTACTATGTTTGCCAAAGAAGCCCGACTGCAAGATTTGTTTGAACTTTATGAGGCTATTCCAGTTAGCACCAAGAGTGTGTTCTCTGGTAAAGCCGGTACTGTAAGTCGTGTTGATGCGGCATACAAGTATGAAGAATCTCAAGTTGAGTTTACACTGGAACGACATAAAGCACATTGGCATGGCATTTTGCTTGACGATGCGGCATATGGTTATTATGGCAACATGATTGCCTATAGCAAGAGTGTTGGTTGGTCTAAAAAAGATTTGCTAAAACTTACAGATCATTTAGATGCTATCGTGTTTGACTTTTTTACGGACCTCGCAGGTTGCCGTACTGAGGTCATCAATACTCATGCACGTTGGTTCAAAGCATGTAACCCGTTAGCAAAGAAAATTCCTAACCCGACTGATGATTGTTTCTTGGCTATCATACAGAAAATTTATTTGAAACTTAATGGAACCAGTCAAGTGACCAGTCATGCATATAACTATGTGCATGTCAGCAAAGATATCTATGATTACTTGCCTGCTGAGATTATTAACAAGGTAGATACTTATGTCCAAAATAACATTGCCTGGTGATTGTTCTTGGTTCTATCTGATAGAACTATGGCATAATCATATCAAAGGTTTCGGCATTACGACAAACGAAGAGCGCAGATTGCGCAAAGGTTATTGTTATCCGTCAGCCTCTATCCAAGAGTTTTGTCATCTATACTATGGCAAAAGATCACAGATACAGGCATTAGAACGTTGGTTCAAAAATGAACATCGTAGTGAGTTGTTGGTACTGATTGATCGTAAACTTGAATGGATCGATCCTAGTAGTGATTTGAACGACATGAAAGAAATGGTCAATACTATTGAGGACCGAATTGTTGTTGCTAACTACAGCGAGATTTACCGTGTCAAAGCACAGCATTTGCCCTACAAACCTAGCGATTATTTCAAGGATATCAAAAAGAACCCTAGTTACTATCTAGAGGTCGTATAAGTTGTTGTTTTTAAACAACAAAAAATACTTAAAAAAGTGGCGAAAAAGACTTGACATTTCCCCGGATTGGGAGCATAATATCTATATATTGTGAAGTTAGCGAGTGGTTCGTTGATAAACAATATAATGTCATTATACAGTTAAGGAGATATGACAAATGCAAAATGATACCTATTTAATTGCAGTCCGCATCGATTGGAACAAAGGTAAATTTACCCCTGCCAAACGCAAGATAAACACCCTTGCTTCCACAGGAAAAACGGTGGACGTGAACGGTCAACGATTCCTAAAATGGAATTGGTTGAATCGTCCTGAAATTAATCGTCCTGATTTAGATATGTGGCCTGTCGTAGTTTATGGAGTAAATGAGGATGAGGCTAATCGTAGACTTGCTAACCTCTTTCATGATTACAAAGCAGATGGATTAGAATATGAACCTGCTCACGAATATGAGGTTAAGAATCCGTAAATATAAAGCCCCGGAAACGGGGCTTTTCTGT